AGCTGACTAATACCAGAAATGTCGTAGTGAAGTTCTTCGTTACCTTTGATAAATGTCTTTCGTTCATTAATCAAACTCCAAGGACTGAGTTTCTTGGCAAAGGAATCGCCAAGTTCTCTCGTGATTCGCTTGATAAGATAAGGTACATCGAAGAAGTCAGTATTCCAACCAGTGATTACATCTGGGTAGTTTTGTTGCCACCAGATGATAAAGTCTTTGAGCATTGACAACTCAGAAGTGTATGCTTGATAAGTCACATCGTCACGATAGTTATTGTAAATATCTCCTGTTGGAGAATAACCAAATGTCATGACAGTCTTCTTCTGAAGATCCTTGACAGTGATTAGAAGAATCTCTTCATTGGCACTACGAATATCTGGAAAACCAGACTCTGTGGCAGTTTCAATGTCAATAGTAAAGACACGAATCTGTTCCATGTCCCAGTTGACATCGCTATCATAAGTGTCACTGATATATTGATATGCGTAGTTGGTGTTACCGTAGATAGAAAAACCAGAAACGTCTTCATACTTCTTTACGAACTCTCGTGTTTCCTTAATGGTTCCAGGTTTCATTTCATCAACATACGTACCTTCCAGAGTCTGCCATTTAGACTTGGATTTAGAAGTGACAAAAAGCGTAGGGTAGAAATCTACCTTACGCATATATCGTCTTCCTTTATCATACCCTATGACGAACATCTTGTCGCCATAAGGTGCAACATTAGTATAAAATTCCATTACTTAGTTTTCTCTGCTAGAACTCTGTAACCTTTTCCTGTAGGATGAACACCATCACTGCTCATATGACCCATTGGACGATCGAGAACTACGTCACCATATTCTTGAGCAATACGTTCAATAGCATCTTGTGGAATTGGTTTACGTTCTTTTCCAGGACTAATCCAGAACACACGATCTGCTTTTACAGCAGCACGCATCTTTCTCAATTCTTGTTCAGTCTTAACACCTTTGTGATCGTTTGCACCAAGACTGATGATAAGAGTTTTGGATTGTTTAGTGATTGCTTGCGGAAGATAATCTTTGTTCCATTGCCATGAATTCCATCCGCCTTTCGAGTAACTAACACACTCTGGTCTTGCCATTGATACACCAACAGCAATACTGTCACCTATAATCATACAATCAAGCATTTGATCTCCCATACATTAATTGCATCGCATCCAGTGCACAATCATGGACTGGATGATGCTTTATCACTTCATGTCGTTTAAAAAGAGGATGTTCTACATCTACATATCCATTTGTAGTTCCATACAAAATGTCAACTGCAGTTCTAACATCTCTCCACATATTATACCCTGTAATTTCTTCCAAGCCAAATTGAACTGCCAAGGAATCAATTGCAAGTTGATCTAGTGAACCACGTGCCCACATAGTTTGTTTAAATGCATCTTTCTGCTCTCCCATATATTTGTAGAGTTTAAGTAATGCATTATTAACAGTCATGTCGTCACGAGATGGTTCAAGAGAAACTTTCTTTACATAGTCGTGCTGTTCTTTCCACCAAGCAAGTGTAGATTTAGAAACAGTTCGACCAGCATCCAGCTGTTCCTTCACATTAAACTTAACAAAACATGCAGTGTCAAGTAAGTCTTGATATGTTGGACGTTTCTCTGGATCAAAATGAATCAATGCTGCCGATAGAACGACAGCATTTGACTCAACTCCAAGTGTCTCCACATCGAAGATAAACATTACCAGTCTCTCTTATATCCAATTGGTGTAACAAAGGTTTTCATTTTGTGTTCGTCATCCCATGTCTTACAATAATCGTTTTCTTTATCACACAGAGGAATGATTTCTTCTTTGGCAATTTCACGAGTGCTAACAATAGTTTCACCAAGCCACAACTGAGAAAACTCTTGCATCTCTTCCATGGTGACAGTATCTGCTGCCCAACTTTCTGCTGAGCATGGGAATTCTCCATTATTATGATCATCAGGCACTTCGATGATATAACGCATACGATACTGAGAAATAGTATCAACCAAAACAAATTTACTCATTAATCATCTCCTTAGTAATAGCAAGAGAATTCTTCAGTGCCCTTTCGGCAACACGCAAACCATATTCCATCTCACGTCTTTGTTGTTTCAATAACTGAATCTCTTGTAAGTTTGTTTGATAACTTGTATACAAGTCTTCAGTATCTTTCTTAAGTTTTTCAACCCAAGTAGTAACTTTAATAATAGTCACCCAAGAACCATCAGCAAGTTTAGTATGTCCATCACGGATACGGAACTCATCAGTCCACCTATCACTTGTTTTATAATTTGGCATTGGCTCAAACAAAAACAATTCTTGTTCTGATAGTTTGTTTATGAGAAGATCAAAGTCTTTTGTAACCATATCTTTACCATAAAACATTATTCATTCTCCTCATACTCATATTCTTCTTCACGACCATCCATCGCTGCATGAATGTCACAAAGAGTGCGATGCCATCCATCGGTATATCGTTTTCCTGGAGCACCACATTCTTCGCAGGTTTTATAACTCATACTCTCTGCAAACGAGATATAGTTGTAGTGCTTATCAGTTGCAGCCTGAACATAGAATCGAAGTCCACCAAACTTTTCTTTTACTTGAACAGCAACTGGAACCTTTAGTGCTTCTTCATTCATCTTAACGCATGCTTCATCAATTGCTTCTTGCGTTACTGTTTTTGTTCCATAAAGAATATTACCAACACCTGTTTCTAACAGATGTTCATATCTTTCTTTGGCTTGATTATAATCGTTAGCCAGATATGAACAAAGAGTATCAATGATGTTATACCAACCATCACCAACCTCAAAACCCCAACACATTAGTGTGCTACGCATATCTCCATTACGATCTCGAAAGATCAACGGATACTTTGCAACCAGTGCTTCGTCTAATTGTTTTCTCATGATAATTCTCTAGACATTTGATATTGCCAAAACTTATACAACTCTTCATACGCTCGAAGAACTTCATCAGGAAGTTTATTACCCTTACGAATTTCTTCTTCAATCACTCTTCCAAGTGAACGAGCCAATCTAATTTCTTCTAAGTCTACCATATCTCAACTCCAAGTGCGATGGTCTTCTGCTACATGCTCAATACCATCATATTCACTAATGTGCCACTTAACACCATCAGGAACATCTACAATGACTAATTCTGCAGCCCAACCATTTGCTTTCTCTCCAAGTTCTTCAACAACTTGAATAAGAGCAGGATCAGAACGATCCTCAATCATATGATCCCACCAGTAATTGTCATCAGACTTCTCACCAAGATAATAGTCATATTTGTTGAATGCAGAATCTTTTTCTTCCACAATCAAAGTCATACCTTTGAGTTCGGCATAACGCATGATCGCCTCATGAGAAATACCAAAACCACCATAACAACGATTAATCACTACCTTCATTTTCATCTCCCCAAATATGGTGGAATCTATTAAATTTAATTCCAAATGTATGGTGAATGATTTTATCTTTCATCATATCAGGAATTGTGCTATACGGAAATTCTAAAAAGAAAGGACAACCACTATGACCCCACGACTGTGTTTTGAAAAACACCTTTGCGATTGCCATATCTTTCTTACATTTCGGATTGAAAAATCTTTTTGGTCTTGCCCTACTTTCGAGAATCATTATTTGATTACCTTTGAGTTATCTGCAACTTCTTTATCATCACGAATTTCTACAAAGATTGGAAGAAACAACGACTCTTCTCCAGCCTTGTTTTTGATTCGACTATTATACTTCACAGCAACGATTTTGTCAACTAAATTTTCTTTCCAATATTGCTTTCTGTGGGCATCTGTAAATCCAGATCCAACATTTACTTTTACAACACCATCTGCAGACTCGCAGATAATTGCACCAAGCATACCTACTGCTTTACCTTTACCTTCTTCAACTGCAACAATCTTCAGATCGCATTCCAACTCACCTTTGAATTTAATTTGAGTCTTGCTTCGTTTGTCTTCCCAGATACCACTACCATCTTTGAGAATGATTCCTTCTTGTCCATCAGAAAGATACTTCTGAAAAACTTGCTGTGCCTGTTCTAAACTAGATACTGTTTGACTGGCAACTCTACGAATTTTACCAGAGTCTAATGGCATAGTTTCTAGTGTAGCAAAACGTGTTGAGTATGGAGTCGGACAATGTCCATCAACAAAATAAACATAAGGAATAATGTCCCAAACAACAGCACGCACTCTTGATGCTTCTGGTTTGGAGATAGTTCCTTTGTTTGCTTTGTTTAAAATACCATTACCAGTTTGACGATCTGCATATTGATAATCTTCGTCATCCATAACCAATAACTCACCATCAAACACGCAGTTTACTGCGCCAGCAAGATCAGCAAATTCTTTTTCGAGATTACCGAGCAATTGAATCTCTTTACCATTTCGACTACGGAATTCTACCTTACCATCACAAACAATGGCATTAAATCGCATACCATCCATCTTTAGCTGGGCGTATGCTGGATACTTAATCTTGTCAACCAACTTCTGTTCGAATGGACTGCATAACATACATGGATACTCAGCAATCAATCCACTCCAAACTTTATTGGCAGTGGATACATCAACACCGCATTTCAGATCTTTCTGAATGATTCGTTCGATAACTTTAGCATCATCTGGTGATAAAGATGAGAGCAACATCCGAAGATATTCGATTGATGCATTACCTGTAACAGTGCGAGAAGATAAATCATAAAGTGCTCCAAGTGCATTCTCCAAAGAGGTTTGTTTAGAATCAGTAACATACTGAGG